TCACAAGCTCCATCTGATAATGTACATTATGACGTTCAGGGTAAAAATTCTGTAAGTAATTGGTTAGATTTTTGGGATATAGAACTAACATATACTAAAGATAAAAAACTTCCTAAAAAAATACTATCCGCTTCTAGAGAATTGATGTCGGAGTGCATTAAAGGGCTTTTTGATAGTGATGGTCACGTACAAGTTAATACTTCTAAGGGTGGTACTGCTATAACTGTTGGTTTTACAAATACTTCTGAAGAATTAGTAAACCAATTACATTACATACTTTTACATTATGGTATTGTAGCCACAAAGACAGAACGCGAACGGGATGAAAATTGGAATACAATTTATGAACTTCTTATTACAGGACCAGATACAAAAATATTTTATGAAGAGATAGGATTTGGTTTAAAACGTAAAAATTCAATTTTGAAAGCCGCTATAGAAGCAAAAACTAAATTGTTTTCATACGAAGATATTCCTGGAATAAAAGATATTATGATTGATATTAGTACTAATAACAGAATAAAGAAAGGCAATGGTACTAAAGAATCGAGATATTGTAGAACTTCAGCTATTAAGAAAAGAGAATGTATTACGCCACATCTTGTAGATTGTTTTTTAAAATCATATGGTGATGTTGATGATGAAAGATTAAATTTAATTATAGAATTAAATAACCAAGACATATTTTATGATGAAATTACATCTATAGGTAGTGGTGAAGCAGTAACTTATGACATACATGTTCCAGATGGAAATGAGTATTGTGCAAATGGGTTTTTTAGTCATAATAGTAAAATTCGTGGATCTCGTTTTTATGTTATTTTAGTAGATGAGTTAGCTCAAGTACCAGATCAGATTTTGGATATGGTGCTTCGTCCTATGGGCGCTACATCTCTAGCCCCTATGGAAAAAGTTAGGCGTATAGAAGAACAAAAAAGATTGATTGAAGCAGGCCTGGCTACAGAAGCAGATTTTGCAGAAGAAAAAGTAAATAAGATGGTAATGACTTCTTCTGGTTATTATAAGTTTAATCACATGTGGCGTCGTATGCGTGATCATTGGAAAATGATGGCGGATGCTGAGGCTAAAGGAGAATATTGTGATTATTCAGTATGGCAAATTCCTTATTGGGATTTACCAGAAGGCTTCCTTGATATGAATAATATTAATGAAGCTAAACGTATTATGTCTAATAGCGAGTTTAGGATGGAATACGAAGGTGCCATGGTAGATGACTCAGAAGGTTTTTTTAAAGCATCTTTATTAGAAGATTGTACTTTAGGATCTGGTTTTGGTTTAAATCTTACGGGTGGTTCTGGTAATTTTATAATGGGTGTAGATCCTAATCAAGGTGGGGCTGATAGTTGTGGTGTTATAATTTTAGAACTTGGAAGTGAGCATAAGATAGTTAATGTAATTGAATTAAAGAAACAAACAACACAAGCACTAACAAAAGCTGTACAGTCTTTGTGCGAACAGTATAATATAATTCGTATTTACATGGATAAAGGTGGCGGAGGTAAAGCTATAATGGATTTATTGGAGGATGGTTATGATAATAAAGAACTAATTCTTGATAGATCTAATCCAGATAATGATTTTAAAGACGGTCGTCATATTTTAGAAATGGTAAATTTTAATCCTGCTTGGATTTCAGATGCTAATTTTACGACTAAGTCATTATTTGAATCTAAGCATTTACTTTTTCCAGAATTACCTGTTGGCGCTTCAGATGTAGTATCCAAAGCTTATGATTGTATACATACACTTAAATCACAATTATTAAGTATAGTAGTTACACAAACAACCACTGGTATATTGCATTTTGATACTCCATCAAAAACCATGCATAAAGATTTATATTCAGCATTAATTTTGGCAGCACATGGTGCCCGTACATTTGAAAAAGAGTTAGAAGAAGATGACAAACCTATACTACATCATGGGTCTGGAATGGTTAGATTACGTAATGGTAGTGGTGCAAATTTTAATCCTTTTTCAGCAGCTGTACAAACATCTAATTCATTAGTTACTGATTTTAATAGTACTAATAATATTTTAGGGTCTGCTATATTAAAAAAGAGAATTAAAAAGAAATAATAAACTAACCTCCCTTATTATATAAGTAATATTGTTGGTATGGGGTTTAAAGAGTTGTGGTTGAAATTAAGTTACTGCTGACAATTCGTTTACCCCTATCTTATATTAAAAACTCAAGGAGAACGTATAACTATGTCAGCGTATCAAAATAATGAAAATTATTCAGATTTCATGAATGAACCTTGGTGGAAAACTCCAGTAGCTAGTGGTGTTGATTACACAAAACGTAGGGCTGCTGTAAGTTATACTATTGATGATTTAATTGGTCGCAAAGATACTAACAAATACAAACTTGTTACTACTGATCCTACTACAGTTAGTGGTACTAGTGGTACTGTATTAACTTAATAAAGGATATTAATGACAACTGATCAAATTGACATAAATAAACTTACTGCTGATCTTAAAACCAAATATCCCAATGCTGGTATTAATTCTATTGAGATTAATGAAGATAGAGGTACGTCTACACTTTATCTAACACCTACTAAACAAAATTTAGCTTTTTTAGATAAACCTGGCGCAGCGATTAATCCTCATATCTATAAGAGTAGTGCGGCTACAATTAATAGGGATGCTATTTCTAGAGGAGACTTGGATTTAGGTCTATCTAAATCACCTTATGAAACTGATTCTTTAGATTTATTTAAGGAAGCTGATAGGTTATATTATACTAACCCTCTACTTGGATCTGTTACCAATGTATTAGCATCTTTGGCTATGAAGGGTTTTGAGAATGACATTGATGATGAAAATATAAAGCAATTTTTTGACGTATGGGCGTTTGATGTTAATTTTGATCAGGTGCTTGAATGGATATTTTTAGATTTTTTTAAAATTGGTCATGTTACTACTTACAAAGTTTTGGCTAAATATGAACCTAGAGTATCTACATTATCTCCAGCTCCTGGAACAAGTATCAAAACAAAAACATCAAAAGGTGAATTAGAACGTATAAATAAACTACATGCTTCGTATCAAGAAGACGTAGAAAAAGAATATAGTAGTCTTGTTAATAAAGCTAAAGCTGCCGGAATATCTGGTGTAGAATTGTTAGCCTATGAAAGAGCTGCTAAAAAGAGTATTTGGTCTAAAGGGCATCTACCTGTATCTTATACAGTCCTCAATCCTCAAACAGTTAATATAGAAGGTAATTTACTATTTGATACTATTTCTGTAAAACTAACTCCTCCTCCAGAATTAGGCGAGCTTCTTAAGAAGAATACTTCTGAATTGACAGAGGACGAAAGAGCTTTAATAAAAGCTTTACCTAACGAGATGAAGAAGGCCGCAGAGTCAGGTGGAGAATTTCAACTAGATTCTCGTTTAGTTGGATCTGTAACTTATAGAAAACAGCCTTATGAGAGGTATGCTAAGCCAAGAAGTACTCGTTTATTTGAAACAATAAATTATCAGCAGAAATTGAAGGATGCTGATATAAGTACTTTGGATGGTATTTCTAATTATATATTAAAGATTACGGTTGGTAATGATGAGTACCCAGTTACGTCTCAAGCTGAGCTAGAGACTGTTTCTCAGTTGTTCAATACCCCAAGTAAGGGATTTGACGTAGTATGGAACCATACTATGGATATTCAAAAGATAGTTTCTCCAGAGATCGAGTCTATTTTAGGTAAAGAAAAATACGGCCAAGTTAATGATGATATGACAGCAGGTCTTGCTGTTACTAGAGCAATTATTGACGGCAGTGGGGATATAAATACCGCCGAAGTTGGACTTTTGACTAAGGGCATAATGGAAGAGGTAAATTATGCTCGTAGACAAGTTGAAAATTGGATATACAGAGAATACAGACAAATAGCAGAAGCAATGGGGTTTGACCGTTTCCCCAAGGTGAGATGGGATGAGGGTGTTCTTAAAGATACAATTCTTTATATGAATACGCTAGCTCAGTTGGTGGATCGTCGTATGCTTAGTTATAGGACAGCTTTGGAGGCATTAGGCTTTGATTATGCCAATGAATTACGTAATATGCAAGAAGAACTGTCTCTTGTAGAGGATGGTACCTTCGGTATAATTGGATCTCCGTTTCAAAAGGCTGCTAATCCATCAGGAGTTCAAGATACACAAAATGCACCTACAGGGACCCCATCTAACGGCAGGCCAAAAGGCCAAACTAAGCAGAAAACTACAAACACAGATCCAGCTAATCAGCCTGGTACAAAACCTACTAAAACAAATAAAAAAGCGGCTTCTTGGGAAGACGTAAAACATATGTCCTCTGAAGAGTGTGATGCTTTTTTGGCAGGAGCCAAGGAAGTTTTAAGTGGGGAAGATTATATTAATTTTGTTGAAACTGTTTTAAAGGAAAGATTAGATGTCTAAAAGATTAACATATGGTTTTGTAAAAGAGCAGTTTGAAAAAGAAGGTTGCATTTTATTGAGTTTAGATTATAAAGGAAATAGACAACCTCTTAAATATTTATCACCAGAAGGTGAAGAATTTGAAACCACTTGGCAATCTTGGCAACAAGGTAAAAAAGCACATAATGACCCAAAATTTTTGAGACCATCTATACATACTATTAATAAGTCTTTTGCTGATTGTGGATATAAATTAATATCTACTGAATATAAAAATAGTAAAACTAAATTAAAATATATTTGTCCAAGAGGTCATAATAATAGTATGATTTGGAAATCTTGGAGAAATGGTCATAGATGTCCAACATGTTCGGTAGAAGATAGTAGGAATAGGCCAAAGTACTATAAACAATTAGAAAATGATTATAAAATAGATGGTGTAATTTATAAAGCAACTAATAAAGTTAATGGCAAAGTATATATTGGACAAACAGTTTGTGATTTTCATAAAAGAAAACTTAAACATTTTTCTAAATCTAATGAAGAAAAACCAACCATGTATTTTCATAGAGCATTGAAGAAGTACGGAAAAGATAGTTTTAAATGGGAAGTAATTGAAAATTGCGATTCAAAAAAAGAACTTGATGACATGGAGTTCCATTACATTAAACAATACGATTCTTTTAAAAATGGTTATAACATGACTTTAGGTGGTGAGGGTTCGGTTGGTAGAAAGCATACTAAAGAAGCTATGTTGAAAATATCAAATTCTAGAAAGGGTATTTTGGTAAGCGAAGAGACGAAAGTTAAATTATCAAAGATGCGTAAAGGTAAGAAAAAATCTAAAGATCATGTAAAAGCGGTAGCTGAATCTAAGAGTGAGTACTGGGAAATTACATTTCCAGATGGTAGAATTAAAATAATAAAAAATTTAAGTGCTTTTAGCAGAGATTATAATCTAAATGATGGTGGGTTACGTATGGTGGCTTATGGAAGAAGAAACCATCACAAGGGATTTAAATGTAAAAAAATAGGAAAGTCTTTGGAGGCATAATGGAAGATAATAAACATAAATTCTATTTAACAGCAAGTACTGTAAAAATAGAACAAGAAACACCAGAACTTAAAAAAGAAGTAGCAGCAGTCATTGACTTGCCTTTAAATTCTGAAAAACAAATGGATCTTGGTTATTTTTCAGCGGTACTAGTTTCTACTGGTACTAATCTAAATTCTGCACATTTCTTAGGTTCTGAATTATTGGCAGCTGCTGATACTGTTAATAATAAAGCAATAGATGTTGAACATATAGAAGATGAGATCATAGGTCATATTTATTCATCAGCCTTTGTTGATAAAGATCATAAACCTTTGGATTTACAAGAATTGGCCTCTAATGAAGTTGCCTGTTTAGATAAAAAAGATATGCATATCCATATAGGATGTATTATGTATCGAGATAGATTTAAAGATCTTTATGAAGATGTAGCTTCTGATAAATATAAGGTGAGTATGGAATGTTATTATAAAGACTTTGATATTAAAGTTGGTGACACTATTATACCAAAACAAGCCGCCGCTGCTTATGGGATAAATATAAATGATGAAGCCTCGTATGGTAAGTCAGCAAAAGTTGTAAAAGATGGAAAAGAGATTGCCTCTGGAACCCTTGCTAGGGTTTTAAGAGGTATTTGTTTTTCTGGGGTAGGTATTGTAGAGAGTCCTGCCAATCCAGATTCTGTAATTGTAGAAGTGGCTAGTGAAAAAGATTTTGATATTGTAATAGATATGACTGAAAAAGAAAGTGTTGAAGATGAGGTTATTAATGTAACCTCTAAAAGTATAGAACACTCTAAAAATACAGAAGATTCGGATATTATAAATCATGTAGATGATAAAAGTATTGGAGGGGAAGAAAGTCCTGACCAGACTGAATTTTTCTCCTTTATAAAAGAGACAGCATCTAAACATGTTGATTCTCTTATAGTTAGTAAACAGGAAGTTGCTAAATGTAATAGTGATTTGAAACGTTTACGTAATGCTATAGACCGTGCGTCTATGAGGATTTAAACTTTATAAGGAGGAAATTATATGGCACAATTAGGACAAGCTCAGACAGGCTCTTTGAGAAGCACTCCAAAACAGTTAAAAGTTTCTGCGTCAGATAAGAGTGCTGCCCTTTTCAAAAATATGGGTAACAATCACAATATCCCATTTATGTGGTGCAGTACTGCTACAGTAGTTTCTGGTACAACTGAAACCACTGTCACATCAGGCGTTAGTTTTTATGATATGGATCTGGCTTCTTATGCTAATGTCGTAGCCACCCCTACTTCAGATATTTCGGGTGACTATTATTTAGACGTTGATACAGCTGCTAACACTATCAAATTAGTTGTTGGTTCAGCTGTAAGTGCTGATGTAGATTTTAATGTTCAGTTTATGCTGGGCCAGGAAATTGATATCACCACATTAAACACACAGGGAACTGGTGCTCCAGCACAAAGTTATCCCTAATAATTAATTTTTTTAAACACTATGTGATTGAATTGGTAAAGGTGTTTTGATTAAAAAATCAGGTTGGTAGCCAAACATATCGAAAGATCACATACACTTTAATAGGAGGAAATACAATTATGAGTAAAGATATTGGAAATGTTGAACTTAATCTTGAAAAAGATATTCTTAATATTGTAGAGCAGGTTTTTTCTAGAAAAGAAGAAGCTTCTCAAAAACAAGCTATGCAGGAGGCACTTACTGAGTCTGCTACTGCTATTGAAAATTTGACTACTAATTTAGAAGATCTTCAGTCCCAGTTTGACGATGCTAAAGTATCTTATGAAGAGGAATTGGCATCTAAAGACACAAAGCTTTCTGACCTTTCTACAGAGCTTGAGGCGGCTCAAAAGAAATCAGAAGATCTTGAGGCTGAACTTGCCAAGGTTAACGAAGAAATTGATAGTATGCAGAAAGATAAAGTAGCTGAAGCCAGAATGGCTGAGCTTGAGGAAGCTAAAGTTAAAGTTTCCACTGACGTAGATACACAGTTTGCAAAAGTCAAAGAAATGTCTGATGAAGAGTTCGCTGCTTATAAAGCAGATCGTGTAGAACTCCGTGCTGCAGTTGCTAAAGAACTTGCAGAATCTCAGGCAGTAGTTGAAACTACTGAAACTGTTGTAGAAGATAATAAAGAAGAAGCGTCTGCTGTAGAACCTGAAGCAGAGGTTGAGGTTGAAGAAGGTGTTACACCTCCAGCTGAAATCTCTCCGGGCCATGCAATTGCATCCGCTATGAATTTTGAAACTATACCTTCAGAAGATGTTGCAAGCAAATATGCTGATTTGGGCAAAGCCATGGCTGCTGCTTTTACAACCGGTTCTGATGAATAATATGAAATAAGGAGGAAGATATAAATTATGTTTATTCCTAGACATCCAGTTGTAGAAGACCAATTCTGCAGCTACGCATCAGATAACACATTTGGAAGTACTGGTATTGGTGGCGTTGTTGCTTATGCTGGTTCAGTTGTGTATTTAGACCCTGCCGCTTCTGATGAAGAGGCTATGATTAAGAAAATGGCTCATGGTATTACTGAAACACCTTTTGGGCTTTCTTTGCAGAAAGTAAAAGTAGGTTACCACAGCGTACATCCTACTGGATTTGTAATGCCTGGTGATTTGGGTTCAAGTGATGCTATTGCCCAGCCGTTGTATAATACTTCTGGTGCCATTGTAGGTCACAAATCTGTACCTGTAGGTGTTGCTCACCTTGGTATTTATGACACTGTTCACTATACTTGTACGGCTGTTTCTGGTACTGTAAGTACTAAAATGACGCCTGGTGCAGCATTATATACAGCTGCTGATGAGGCACGTTTGACCAATAGTACAGCTTCATCTAATGGTTCTACTGATGCTGATACCGGAGCACGTTGCTCTTCTACTGTCGTAGCTAGAGTACTTAAAGGCGCTAGCGTAGCTAAATGCCAGGCTAATATTGATAACACTACTCTGTACCCAATTAGAGTAAAACTTTTGGTATAATTAAAGTTAACATGGATTAATGTTAAATAATAACATCCATATTTATATAAATTTTAGGAGGAAATAACGATGAATAGACAAGAAATGATGGAGCTTTTTAGAGCTACTGCTAATATTAATACTCCTGAAGGCCTTCAGGCCTACAGAGCATTTGCTGCTGCACTAACTACTCCTATTTTGAAAAAACTAGAACTTGAGTCCATTATGAGACAGCTTTTTGCTGTTGAAAATCTTGGACCTGGGGCACAGGCGATGTACCCGGTTGCTGAAGACTTTGAGATCAAAACTATTTAAATAGAGGTCTCGTAACTTAACTATATGCTGGAATATCCTAAAACTACTTTTACTTATAACGTGAAAATAAAGGAGATATTATATGGACAATCAGCAGGAAACTTTAAAAATTAGTGCTAATTATATAGCAGGACTTATCGATAGTGATTTTGGAATATATATTGTAAGTAATACTTATAAAGGTAAATTTTCCATGTCTCCAAGAATAAAGTTTATTAATACTAGACATATTTTAACAGACGTTTGTTCCGAATATTTAAAATATTTGGGTATTAATCATTATGTTTCTATAAATAAGGCTACAGTAGGTAGAGATGCTAAATATTTAATAATACAAAGGTTGAGTAAATGTATAGATTTTTGTAATAAATTTAAATCATTAGTAGTAGGTAGACAAGAACAATTAAATTTACTTGAAGATTTTTGTGTTAGTAGGTTGGCATCGTATGTTGATGGAAAATTTGGAGTTTATACTATTGAGGAAAAAGCTATATGTGATAATTTAAAAAATTTAAATTTAAATTACAATGTTGATTTTAAAAATAGAAATTATTCATATAGTTGGTTGGCTGGTATGTTGGATGGTGATGGTAGTATTTTTATAACTAAAACAAATAGAAAATGTAAATATAGAAGAAATAATGGTACTTATAAGACATATAGTTATGATAAATATCTACCAGTTTTAAAATTTACTACAGAGTCTACGGCTGTTTATAATAATATTATAGAAATATATAATAAGTTAAATGTAAATTTTTTTAAAGAAGAAGTTAAAAGTAAAGTAAGTAAAAAATTAGGAAGAAATCTTTATAAGGTTATGTATAATATAACAGTTACTAATTTTAATGACTTACTTATTTTACTTGATAAGTTAGATGAAAAACTAATTGCTAAGCAGAAGCAAGCTGTATTACTTAAAAATTTTATATTTGAAAAACAAAAATGTAGATTTAACACTAAAAATATAATTAGTATATATAATGAAATTAAAGAATTAAATACAAATTTTTAATAGATTCCCCAACGACTACATGTTAAGCACTTATTGTGAAGATATAGTCTGAACTCACAGGAAACTGTGAGAGAACTGGTCAGTGGTAACCAGACCACTTAAAGGAGTACCGGTTCCGCCTAACAGGTAATGCTGAGGTCATTATAAGTAACAGTTTTTGCCCTGTATGGGTTTTGCCTGGGCTGTCGTATGTAGCTCAGAACTTTGTAGAAGGTATCGGAGAAGAGGTATATGTACCTACTTTCAGCATTTCTACTGCTGCTGATTGGAAAATTACATATGCTCGTGATTCCAGAATTGATATTGCTCAGAGAGCAGCTGCAAAGGCTGCTATGGAACTGGCAAATTATGAGGAAGAGTGTGGTTGGCGTGTAATTATGCCTGCTGCTACCTCTGCATTTTCTGGTAAAGGTCTTTTAGGTTCTAGACCGGCTCCGATTTATGAAATTAGCCCGTCGGCTCAAGGTGCAGGTTATCTGTCAAAAGAGCTGATTAATAAGATGATTGTTGGTTTTAAACGTATCGGTAGAACTCTTACTGATCTGTATGTATCTCCTGAAGATGCAGCCGACATTAGAGAATGGACTGACACTGACATTGACCCAGTAACCCGTAGGGAAATTTTCCAGGCTGGTGGAATGGGTAGTCTTTGGAATGTTACTCTTCATGAAGTACAGCATCTTGGTGCCACCGGTCTGTATAATATTAATGGTAATGCTGCAGATTATGGTAAATTTAAAGCTGATGGTACTGGTGCTTACAATGGTTATACCATTGATAATCCTAATGTTACCGCAGCTGATGGTACTATTACTACTTTAGGTGAAACTCAGGTACTTGGCTTCGATCTTACAGGCAATGACTCTTTGGTTATGCCTGTTCGTAAAGAGTATGAGGCCCATGATGATCCTACCCTGCTACGTCGTCAGAAACAAGGCTTTTTTGGATGGGCAGAGCTTGGATTTGCTTGTTTAGATAGCCGAATGCTCGGTATGGGTATCATTGACAGATCTCTTTAATAATTACATAGTTTAATATATAAAAGATGGGACTATTTGGATACGTTATTTCCAATAGTCCCATTTTTGTTTGACAAATACCAGATTGTAATTATTATTATAACAATATAATTTATAACGTTTGGAGAAAAGATGTTAATAAAATATGTGAATGGGTTAGAAGATCTATCTGAGTATGTTTATGTATACAAAAAGGATGTATTTAGAAGAAAAAATTTGTATTATAAGTTTGTACCTGCTTGTTTTGTGTGTAACAATTCTTTTTTTATGAGAACATCTATACCTACTAATTTTTGTAGTATTAAGTGCTCTAATAATTCTACTGAAGTTAGAACTAAAATATCTAAAGCCCTTAAAAAATATAATAAAAATCATATAAGAAATTATGTTTCTAAGGGAAATTATAAAGGTGGTGTTGTTGCTAAAAATATACCTTTGTTTGCTACTTATGCTGATCAATTGTTTCCTATAGAAAAAATTAGACAAAGTAATGAAAAGTTATTGGAAGTCAGATGCTCAGTCTGTGGTAAGTGGTTTATTTCAAAAAGAACTGATGTAGAAGCTAGAGCACAGTATTTAAAAGGAAACTCTGATAGAGAGTCTCGTTTTTATTGTTCTGATGAATGTAAAAACAATTGTTCGGTATTTAATAAACACAAATACCAAAAAGGAAGTAATCCTAGAAAGCATAGAAATAATAATTTCTTTACTGAGCATGAATTGAGGGTCTGGTCCAAAGAGGTGTTAGACCGTGCTGATTATAGATGTGAATATTGTGGTGAAAAAGCTACTATAGCACATCATATAAATCCTAAAAAATTAGAACCAGTTTATGCTTTAGATCCAGATAACGGTATAGCTTGTTGTAAACATTGTCATTATAAATATGGGCATAGGGATGAATGTTCTACAATTAATATAGCTAATAAAAAATGTTAATAAGTGGAATAATAACTATGGTTAATTATAAAAATAAAAATTGCGAACTTTGTGGCAAAGAGTATACGCCTACAAGTCCTAAACAAAAATATTGTATTAAGTGTAGAGAAGAGGGTAGAAAGATAGCTGATCGTAAAAGAGATAGAAAAAGAAATAGAAAGAAATATAATTATAAAGAATATAATAGGGTATGTCCTTCTTGTGGTAAAGAATTTACTACACATTATTCTAAAAAAATTTATTGTGGAAAACCTGGGTGTGAGTCATGCAGGATAGAAACTAAGAATAAGATAATTCATATCAATAGGGATAAACAGTATTTAATTGATAAAGGTAAGCGTTATTACAAAGAAAATAAAGAACTTTGTTGTTTAAAAAAAGCTGAAGCTTATAGAGAAAAAAATCCAGATGCCAAACCTTATTTACCTGGTAGGGTATATAAACATTCTATTGCTTATGTTAAAAAGTATGTAGAGAAATTTGGATATGAATTGTTATCAACTGTTTATATTAATAATAGAGAAAAGATAAAATTAAAATGTCCTGAAGGACACGAATGGGAAACTACATTTCATAATTTTAAAGATTGTGAAAATAGATGTGCCATTTGTTATCAGCAAAATAACTATGTGTCAAAGCCGGAATTAAAAATAAGAGAACTTTTTGAAAATAAGTTTCCAGAAATAGAAGTTTTATATAATGATAGATCTCAGATTGGGCCCAAAGAATTGGATTTATTCCTTCCAGAATATAGTTTGGCTATAGAAGTATGCGGACTTTATTGGCACTCTGATACAGCTAATGGTATTCACAGGAGATATCATTATGATAAAATGATGGCTTGTGAGGAAAAAGGTATAAGGTTAATTACTATATTTGAAGATGAATTAAATAACAAGTTTGAATTAGTATGTTCACGTATTAAACAAGCAATTGGTAAGATAAATGTACGGGTTTACGCACGTAAATGTGAATTAAAAGAGGTACCTTCTAAGGTGGCAAAATCATTTTTTAATGGCAATCATATACAAGGCGCTTGTCCTGCAAAAAATACGTTAGGTTTGTACTATTGTGATGAATTAGTAGCTGCCATGTCGGTAGGCGGTGTTACAAGAAACAATGCTAATTTAGGAAAAACTTTAGAATTAAAGAGGTTTTGTTCTATCAAAGGTACAGCAGTTGTTGGAGGTGTTAGTAAGCTTTTTAAATATGTAATTAATTACGCATCTGATAACAATTATGATAACATAAAATCTTATTGTGATATGCGTTATGCTAATATTTTTAAGCCAGTATATGAATTGTTAGGTTTTGAGTTATTTAAGTTTACTAAATATACTCCGCACTATTTCAAATCTGGAGTTCGTTATAGGAATATGTCGCTACGTAAAACTCCAGAAGAATGTCTTACTGGTAAAACTGAATTAGAGCTTAGATTAGCTCAGGGATATAATAGAATTTGGGATTGCGGCCACAGAACTTATTTATACACATTAAACTAACCTCCTAAATTATAGGCACATACTATGTATATTTTAATATTAAAAATTATAGCCGCAGTTATTTGTACTGAGGCTATGACAGAGCTTGCTGTCAAATCTGAATTATTTTTACCATTACGTAAATTTTTGTTTGAGAGTAAGTTAGGTATATTTAGATTTATCCACAAAATATTTGATTGTGGATATTGTTTTTCAGTGTGGGCTGCTATGTTGTCTATTGTTTTAATATATAATATTAATATTTTCACAATACATTTAATGGCTGTCTTAATAATACATCGCTTATCTAATTTATTGCATAGTTTGGGTGATGTGATTAGGAAACATGTTGAATACTGATAGGACAAGGTAATTTATAATAGAAAAGGGGAGAAAATTATGGAAGGTTATGTAAAAAATAAATCTGTTGAGTGGGCGTATGCTATGAAAAGGTCTATAAGGCCTGGTGGGGAAGTTCCCCTGTCAGAGCTTTATGATCAGTACGGTGATAAACATGGTATTGATGAAGGAGAGCCCTTTGTAGATTGGCTTTTAAATGTAAAATTAAAAGGCAAAGACCAATGGCAGGTAGTTTATGATTTTGGAGAGAATACTGCTCAATCTGAAGAGCATCAAAAAGAGCCTGAAGTTGCGTCTGCTATGAGTGCTGCTGATAAAATTAAAAGTAGGGCATTTAAAGAGTTGACTACTGATGAGATTGCTAATTTATCAGTTAGGAAAGCCCGTGAGGCTTTGCCAAATATAATGGATTATCAACTTTTAAAGTACGCATTTGCTGAGGCAAAGCAACTTCAAGATAAAGATAGTTTATGTAGGTTACTAGATAGAAGAATAAAAGATCTTGAACTAACTAGATAATAAAAATAGGTAGGTATATTTATAATGACGGTACTTAAAAAAATTAGCAATATCACTACCTCTGGCAACTATCAGTCTATTATTAGTGTAGATACAGCACACGATAATTTGGCTGCTGTAGTTTTAACTGAGGCCGTATCTGTTGTGGGAGGTTCTTCTACAGATGTAGTAATAGATACTGTGACTCAGTCAGGTACTCTTGGTGCTAAGTGGTTTGTAGTTGCTTATGATGATTCTAATAGTAGATATGCCTGTGGCATTTATGCCTTACATGATGGTTACTCTTCAGCTGTTTTTACAGAGTACGCTATACTCAGTATAGGTGATGGTATTAATTTGAGTTTTGACACTGTAGCTGATGGTGATGATATGGCTTTGGTGGTAGATAATAACGACACCTCATCTGTAACTATTAAGACCCAACGAATCACTATAAATACTGACCCTGTAGACACTACTGCTATTATTAATTAGTTTTATTATATATATAAAATTAATAGGGTTCTATGCTTAAATTTTAGAACCCTTTTTTTATTATGTAACTGATGGATTATTAGAGGGTATTAAGTTTGATAATATAAGGAGACCAACTTATGATAGAGTCTAACATAAACGAATCATTTCCTATATCAGTAACTTTGATGGCTGAAAACACTTCGCAATTAATTTCTGGCCAGACAGTTTATTATGATATAAGAA